CAATCAGGACATCTAATAGCCGTAGGTCCACAGCAGCAATCCCAACTTGGCATTATTCCTCCTTCTTCTTGATGACTTTAGGCTGTGGTAGCATGAGTCCAGCAAGACCCGTTAGACCACCAAAGATTAGACCCCCATAGGGAATGGTATTGGCGAAATCCCCACCTGTCTCAAGACCGATGGAAATGATCGAATGGAGAGTGGCATAGCGTCCTTCAGCATCGTCAATAGCGGTGCGAAATCGTTCGCTATTGGACTCCACAAAGTATTGCCAATCAGCCCATGCATTATCAGCGTCAGCAAGGGTCATAGAACCCTCTGTAGCGTCAATCGACTCAAGGACGGGTGGTGGCACATCCACGGTCACGAATTGTCTCAAATCGCATCCCTGTGCCGTTAGAATGAAAAGGAGGACTGCGATCAATCCCATGAAGATGTATTTTGATTTTTCGTTCATTTCACTTATCCCAGTTGATGGTCTTTTCGACAGAAGAAACCCGAGCGTCAAGTTTATCAATTTGTTTTTCAATATGCTCAATCCTGTGAATGGTTGAAGCCAATAGAGTGCGAATTTCAATTAGCGTATTGTTGGTTTCATTCATCTTGTTCGCAATCTTCCATCCGAACAACACGATGGGTATCACCACGGATACTATGTTTGCGAGAATGTCTATTGTCATCTTGTTGTGGCTCCAATCTTCATGGAGAAGAAGTCGATGTTTAGGGATATTGTGGTTGATCCATTCAGTCCCACCGTGGGTAGAAGAGAACCGATAGGTGATTCTGATGATGTGAATGTGGTGATATATGTGTCATCCACATAGATTCCCCATGTATTGGTAGCAAGTTTGGTCATCTCAACCTTATGCCAGTTGCTGTCTGATGTCCAAGCAGTTATGGGAGTGGTTCCTGATGGAACGCTGTCAAACGCATCTGCCTTCCATTCAGCAGAACCTGATGCTTTACGAACACCGATGAACTTGGTTGGAGATGTTGGTGTATCCGCTAATCCAACATAGCGAGTTGATGTCGTGTCATACTGATTGTCTTTGAATATCCAACAGACATAGGAGATGTCATCTGTGTGTGCTACACCCGCAACTGACGATGTACCGAGATACATGACACCTGTGGTGGATGAACGATTGAGCGAGAAAACTCCTGGTCTTCCCGATGGAGCATCCGCACCGCTGATGGTACATCCCGAGAACTGCCATCCAAGCAAACCAACCTCACCTGTCTCGTTGACATTACAGATGAAGTCATCACGAAGAGTCGTAGCAGAGTTTGGATTGGCATCAAAGTCATTCCAGTCAGAGATATCAGCCGAACTCAGCCCGCTGATGTTTGCTGAAGTGAGATCAAGTGTTCCTGTAATGGTTGTTGCTTGAGACAGGGATGTGGATGTAGTTGATTGTAGACCACCTGTGGTAACAATTGTGCTACCTGTGAATGTATTGGTTCCTGTAAATGTCTGATTATCAGCAAGGGAGATCTTGCTATCCAAGGCTGTCTGTAGTCCAACCACATCTGAAATTGGATGGGAGTGGGATACAGATGCTTTACCAGCAAGGTCAGAAACAAGATTGGCTACATCCGCTTGGAAGTGGGTGTGTCCTACATCTGTTTTGTTTGATAGATCAGATACAAGATTTGTGATGTCTGATTGTGGGTGAGTGTGTCCTGCAAGCGATTTACCGTCCAAAGCGGTCTGTAGACCCGTTACATCGGCAATAACATGGGTATGGACGAGAGGTGCTTTATTGCTCAAGTCCGTTACAAGACCTGTAATATCTGATTGGACATGGGTGTGTCCAATATCACTCTTGTCAACGAGTGTGGTATTGATTGATGCAATTGTGGTATCAAGATTGATGACATCTGATGTGTTGATGCCGTCAATATTTGAAGTAAAGGTCACGGGACCGCTGAAGATATTGCTTCCTGTAAAGGTCTGTGATGCGTTCAGGTAGGCAAGGTTGGCGATGGTTCCCGCAGGAGCCACATTCCTCCAAAGCCCTGTAACGCCATCGTAGGTCAGCAATTGACCATCTGATGGTGTGTTGATAAGGACATCGTGGATTTCACCAAGTTCGTATCCATTTTGAACCTGAACATAGACCGATCCGATTCCTGCTCCTGCCTTCTTGACCAAGTATCCAACGAATACAGAATGGTCAGGTGATACAGGATATTCGGTTTGGAATCCACCATCGTCACCCAACCATAGAAGTGAACCTTCTCCACCTGTTACGGTGTTGGTTGTGAATCCCTGTAGGAATCCTTGAGTGACGATGTATCCATTATCGTTATTATCAATATCCTCATACACCCATCCGAGTGTTCTTGAGGCTGTTGGTTCATTTGACTTGTCAGCAAGTGCTACGGTGAGGTCTGATGATCCGTGACCACCATTCACATAGACGATCTTTCCTTTTTCAAGTGTTGAACCTGTGTTGTTCCAAATGCGCTTGAGTATTCTTTCAGCGTTTTCGTCTCCAACTACAGTCACGGTTCCCGATGTGGAAAGGGATTGAATGATTTCTAAATTGACTATATCCCCTGCGTTCACCGTAAGCGATTTGACTTCAGGCTGAACAAGGTCAAGTTGTATTGGATTTGTTGGAGCGATTGTTATATTCATCGGGTCACCTGTGCGATTACGGTAAATGATCCATAAAGCCAAGTTTGAATATTGCCGCTGTCATCAGATTGGAAATCGTAAGCGTAGATTGTTGATGGGCTGAAAGTTGCCATAGTCGCTGCGTTGATAGCAGCAATTACAAGTGTTTTATCTTCAGCAACATCGTAGATCTTCGTCATGGCAGCATCAAGAACTGTAACGAACGCAGAACCCGATGAGGGGGATGTGCGGACTTGGAATTCAAGTGTTTTACCTGTTTGATCTCCGTCGATGTAGAACGATAGGGTGAAAGTATCTCCCTGATATGTTTTGATATCGTATTTTGCTGGTTGTGACATTAGGCACACGCTCCTGAAATTGCTTGTGTATTGATAATCAGATAGAACACTTCACCTGTTTCGTAATTACGCATGGCTCTACAAAGAACGGGTGTATCGTCTGGAATTCTTACTGGTTCGGGACCAGCAGGAATGACTCCTGTGTCTACACCATATGCCACAAAGGTTGATAGGACATTCCCTAATTCTGATATTGAAAATGCGTAATATGTTGGTGTGGGTGCAGATGTAACAGGATCAAGTTGTCTGTAATCAGTTGATGGCAGATTTCCAAGTCCAGCCCAAATCATCTTTGCAGGGGATACTTCATATCTCCAAATGTATTTGGAATTGGCTTCATCGGGGTCTGGATCCATTACCAGAGTTGCATCAACAACTTTTGCAAATAGGAAAGGATCGTCCTTATAAGGACTTTTACGCCGATACGGTTCTCTTTTTCTGTAGTTGTCATCGGCGTTTCGCATCAGGGAACCCAATACCCCTTCATGGCAAGTGCTTTACGATCAGCATCTGCTGCGCTCATGAAATCAGCCGTAGTGTATGCGAACATCTTATTGAAATCTTCTTCATCACGCTCTACTCTTGTCCAACGAATATCGTCAAGTTCAAGACCATCGTTCTTGGTTTTAGGTTCACCATCAGGTTCAATTTGAGGAACTTGATCGTGATCGTAATACTTGTCCCAAACGATGTCGATTGTAATTTCGTAGAATTCGCCTTCAAGTTTATTTATGGCAAATGTTTCTGCTATACAGGAACGAACAGGGAATCCCATGAACGATGGATCTGTTGGATCAGAAGAGAAATGTCTCTTACCCATGAACAAAGAAAGTTCAATAATAGCATCACTTATAGGAAGGTCTTCGCTGTCCATGACAAGACGAACACGCATTCTTGCTTGTGGAACAATTAAATCAAAGGGTTCTCTTGTTCCCAAAATGGCTGTATCGCCACCAATATCGGCAGCGGATTGGTCAAGTGCAGCAGGAGGAGCATCAACCCAGTTTCTACGGAACAAACCAATTGGTCTTGAAGCAGATGCACACTCTACTGTGGTTGGCAGTTGGAGTCCTGTATTTGCAGTTCCTGGTCTTTTCTGATAGTAGGTTGAGAAGCGATATACAGCCTGAATGTTACCGTCATGGAGCGTAGTAAAGATATGGCTACGGCATCTTGCTTTCTTTTGCCAACTGCTGTTGGTGACATAGTTGACATTATTCCATGAAGAGTAGTATTCTCCAATATCAGGAGCAGCATTCTCTGCTTGTAGAGAACTCCAGTCAGAACCTTCAGGACGAATAATCTGTGCTTCTACTGGAGCCAAGATCCATGTTTCAATTATCTCATTAGGCTCTCCAACATCTCCTGTATTGACTTGTTGGTTGATGAGATAACAATAGAAATTGGTTGTTGTCTTGATTGGTGTTGCCATTAGTTTGCGCTCCTTCTTGTGTTGCCAAAGATGATGTTTCTTGCTCTGACCGCTCCTTCAAGGTTTGGTTGAATACCACCACCAAGAACAGCACCAACAAGTTCCGCAGTTCTACTAAACACAGTTCCAACACCTTCAATTGTTTTGCTCATGTATCCTCCTGCTTCTCTTTCTCTGAACCACATCTTGTCCATCCAACCAATTTGATCAGATTTGTCATATCCCTTTGCTGCTTTTCTTGCAATATTGTAGTAGGGAGTTCCTCTCAACTGATCATAGGATGACATTCTTTGTGCTTGTCTTTGTTGGAAATTGGCAGCAGCACCACCGACAATAGCAGCAGCACCTATACCAAGACCCGCCATTCCAAGGGGAGAACCCACTCCTGTGGCAATACGACCAGCAGCGAATTCAGGAACACCAAGTCGTCCAAGCATATACTTGGCTGCACCTTGCATCTGTCCACCCGCTTGCTGTATAAATTTACGACGCTGTCCACGACGGACTGCTCGGGTCAATCTTTGTTCACGATCATGAAGATATGTTGATTTTGCAAGATCTCTTTCTGCTTCACTTTCTATACTTCCAAGTTGAGATTCAGAGAGATTACCTATTTTGAATTGATCTCGTCCTCTTGCAAGAATTTCTTGAGAACGCATAGATCGGAGAGTTGCATCTTGGGCTATCTTTGATCTTATACCGAATCTATGGAACAACGCTTGCTGTTGTCTCTCCAACGGTGTCTTTGCACTACCTAATGCTCTTTCAAGTGCAGATGGACGAGCAAATCTACCACCCAAAACACCCGCTGTGGCAGCAGTAAGGACTCCACCACCACTACCACCCTGTCCAATACCATGAGAGTTTCTACCACCCGTTCCGAATCCACTACCGACTCCACCCGCTCCTCCACGAAGACGGCGTTGAACATTACTGATACCCCTGTCAACACCTGATGTGTCAACTGTGAGTGGAATTACGATTGGTGATGTTTTACCCATTTGCGCTCCTCAAGTTCTTTACAGCGTCTTCTACTGTTGCTTTGATAATGGTTTCCGCAAAGGGAACAACTGCTCTATAGCCCTTGTCGATATATTCTGTTTTGTAAATTACAGGACCACCCTGACCTCTCAACCCTTTACGCCAATTCTTGCCTTTACGATTAGTTGGCTTTCCTTTAGGATAGGGTCGCCATCCTTGATTGTAGCCGAATGCTCTCACATAGAATTTCCAATCCGTTTCAGGAACCGTCTTACCACGAAGGACACCCGCACCCATCCAAAGCGTTTTACCACGCTTATATGTCTTTACAGTCGTTTTGATTGCTCTACGCATCAGCGGGTCATCCCACAACACATTAGCCTTCTGCACCTGTGTAATGGCTTTACCGACTTGACGAAGTGCTTGACGAACCAACTTCTTTTGAATTCGTAGGTTCAAACCTTTGAGTTCAGATTGGACCTTTTTGACTGTGTTTTGGTCTATTGGAAATTCTGGCACGGATATCCTCCCAATCTGTCCTGTTGGGATCTAAATTCAACCACACAACGGACAGTTCATGGGGTTGTGCGTTCATGTAAGGTTTCGCAGACAGTAGAACGCTTACTGCTGCGTTGGAGAGTTTCCCCCTTCACCGTAGAGTTTTTCAATCTCAAGTGAAATCATTTCAACGAGTTGGAGATCTGATTGAAATACTTGTTCGATAGATGTAAACACCTTATCGCCATTCTCTTCCAATAGATGGTTGTAAACCAACCAACAAGTGAAATTATTAGGGGTATTCTTCAATACTTCCTGCGCTTCTGCGAGGTCAGCAACCGATGGACGGCGTATCTGACACTTGAAATCGCCTATGACGCAAGCAACATTCTTGAGTGCTAATGCGTCCCTCAAACTCATGATTCATTCACTCCTGTGTAGGCTTGTGTTCCGTTGATGCTGATTGGACCATTTACCTGAAGAGTAACGGAAGCACGAATGATGTCTTGGTTCGATCCAACGACATCCATACCCACTACTCTTGCAGTTCCTGTAACGACATCACCGCTTTCCATAGTGAATGTGAAAGCAGCGGTTCCACCTGTAAGAAGTGAACCTGTCAGTTGGACATGCTGTGCTTTATTGTAGTAGATGTCAAGGCTGATAGCAGTTGTCATCATACCAGCGATGAAATAGGTGTTTGCCGAACCAACTTGAGTGATTTCAAGAGGAGGAGCCGACATCGAAATTGACATGGTTCCAATACCGTCCAATTGAACGGAATTGAATGTGATTGACGATAGGTCTGTTGAAATTGCTGCCATGTGATTATCCTTGGTAGTAAATGTCTGCGGTGGTTGTGCAGATAAAGGGGTTGGTTTCCTCTCCTAATGAGGATTCAGGTTCCTGAAGAACGGAGTTCATGTTTATGATTGCACAAAATACGATTGTGTCATATGTGCCAGTATCCAACTGGGTTTCTACTAATTCAGCAATACTCTGTGCTTCTTCACCTGTGTCTGCTACCGAATTGATTGTAATCTTACACTTCTTTAGGGGTGAAGAGCCTGTGGTAAGTGTTTCATTATCAGTAATCAGATATACAACTGCTGGCAATTCACCGAACTCATTACGGGTTCCATAGGTGATTCTATCAGCAGGAACTGTGGGTGCGATGTCATCTATCATCGACCTGACTGCTTGTGGCAAACTCATCGGATCTCCTCCACATCAATAATAGCCAACCTATCCCGATTGGCTTCATTACGAATTCCTCTGATGTTGAAGGTCATACCGTCAATTTCAAGACGATCTGTCTCAAGCAATCCCTCATCCTCAACAGCCTGCCATCTCGCTCTGACTTCATATTGTCGAGTAGCAGCAACACCCATACCGTAAGATGTTTCAAATGCACCTACATCACGCAGATCGCATCTAAAGGTTCCAACTGTGGTTGTGAAGTTCTTTTCCTTCTTACCGAGATTGTCGGTTCCGTTCTCACGCTTTATGGTTGCTGTAAATCGTAGTAGTCCTGCTGATATCAAGATACAGTTCCTTTCTCACGGAGGTTCTCAAGCACAAATTGGGCTGACATGGGAACTGTCTGTAGCGATGCAACTGAATTGGCTTCAGGGGAGTTATACCATGCACCTGTGAGAGCAATTAGAAGTTGTTCAATTTGTGGAGGAACAGAAGCATATCCTGCCGTGTAATTGATTTGAATTTCTGTATTATCCTTGATGGATGGGAGTTCAGCGAAGTTGATGTATATGGTTGGTTCCTCTGAACGAACGAGGAAGTAATCCGTTGATGGCATGGTTGTTGTCACACCTGATGTATTTGTATATCTTACGCTGTCGATAGACACAAATGGCGAGTGAACGAGACGGGTCTTCATCCAATAAGAGCAATATTGTGTCTTCTTTTTGCTGTCAAGGAGAATACCCGTATAGGACTCTACAAAATCGGTAGCAGCATCAAGAATGCGTTGTAGTTCCGCATCATCGGTAGTATAGTCGATCTTGAGTGCTTTCTTTATTGTTGCAAGTGTTACTGGCATTATAGCCTCCTTGGGGAAAACGCCGATGGGGGTTGCCCCCCACCGACGCAGAAAGGAAAGAAGAAATCAGATGGTGAGATTAGCGAACGCAGCACCGTTGGTAAGCACACCGTAAGTGCGGTGCGAAACAACGAGACGGTTCATGAGCGAAGTGGAAAGACCGTATGGGTCAATCATGACACTCACGCCGCCATCACGGTCGTAAATCTCGTAGTAGTTGAAGTCACCGAAGACGGCGAAGGTTTCACCACCAGCAGGAGCAGTTTCCATCGTTTGATTGATGTAAACTGGGAATCCGTAGATGGTTGAAGGCATGCCGTCACGAATGTCGCTGTAACGCTCTGGGTTCTTCCAGATGTACTGACCGTCTCCACCCTTGAGTTTACGAACGGTCTTGGCGACGGTGTCGCTCATCATGTATCCTGCGCCACGACGATACTGGGGAGCAACGGTGTGAGCAAGGTCGATGAGTTGATCAGCAGCACCCTGATTGACAAGTGCAGCCCAAGCAGCAAGATTAGCAGCACCTGAATCTACATTACCAGCGAACGAACCTGTGTAGGAAAGAAGTCCTGGCATGTTACCTGAAGCACCATCACCGTTGGTGTAGTCGTTCTCAAGGAGGTTGGCGATTGCTTCGCCTGCCTTGGAAGCGACATAGTTGATACCACCGATTGCGTCAGCAGCATACTGCTTGGTCACAGGGACATAGCAAGCGTAGGTGAGGTCAAGAACGGTGACATTTGAGAGAGCGAAGGTTGCGTCCTCGGTAATAGCAGCACCTTCAACAACCTTATAGGCTGTTGGGAGTGCGCCACCGACAACGATCTTCTGATCACCCATGACATTACGAACAGGGCAAACCTGTCGCATGATGTTGAACTGGTTGATCTTCTCAACGATGCGGTTCTGCCATTCTTGAGGAATAGCACCAGTTGCGTTGCCAGCGATTGTGGAGAGAGCATCTCTCTCGTTCATAATACGCTCAAGACCGAACTTGTCACCGCTGAAGATTGCCTTGTTGAAACGAGCAAGATACTCGCTTTCAGGATCAGCATTCTTGATTGCTCCACGGGTGTCAAAGAGTGGAGTGTTGCTCTCCTCTGTCTTTGCTCTCTTGGCAGCGATGTTGATTTGAGTGTCTACAGCATCAAGGTCGGCTTCGATCTTGCTGATCTTCTCCTTCCAAAGAGAATTGGCTTCGGAATCGAAGGTGTTGGTGCTGTTACGGGTTGACGCTTCCCAAGCGTCGAGTTCCTTGTGAAGGACTTTGGTGAGGCGATTACGCTCTTCAAGTAGTTGCTTATTATCCATGTGTGTGTCTCCTGCGGATGCTATTGATCCGCTTATTGTTGATATCTGTCAATACGGAACGAAGTTGTGAATGGGTCTGTGGATAGGCGGCATCCACGACGATGCTGATTTCCACCAAGTCGCCTTTGGTGATGGTTCTGTCCTTCTTGTCCTTCGACCAAACTTCATCTCGCACATAGAAGCCGAACGACATCTCTCCTGAAAGAGTGCCAGTTCGAAGCAATTCTTTTACATCATTTGCGAGTGTGGTATCAGGAAGGTCTGCTTCAAATCGCAAACCCTTGTCATCACTTACGAGACGGAGTGAACCATTACGGGTTCTCGCAAGTGGCATGGAAGCATCGTGATTGAAATAAAGTTTGATATCGTCCTTGTTGGACTCCATGCTCTCATCGAATGCTCCCTTTGCGATGCGCTCGGTAAACTCTCTACCAAATTCATAGATGCTTCGACTCTCTTGATCGTAGAGAATGGCATAGCCTGATAGAGTATTACCCGTGCGCTCGGCATCGGTAGTTGTATTTCGTTTTTCAAGTTTCATGATAGCGGTTCTCCAATATCGCCTTCGGAAGTCCCTCCGCTTGTGTCAGTTCCAAGATTAGTTGCTCCTCCTCCTGTTCCCATGTTGAGTGCCTGAAGGAAATCGTCTCCTCCCTCAACCTCTTCGAAGTCCAAGTAGGATCTTGCTTCATTTCTTGTAATGATACCTGCTTCAATACCTGTGCGTAGTGCTGCAAATGTCTCCGCAAGGGATGGACGGATAAGAGTGTCCGTATCAAAGGTTGGTCTTTCATTTAGTTTCAACTCGTATTCGGAACCCCATGTGTTGAACCAATTGGACAAGCAAGCATCGTGATACATTCTTGAAAGCCATTCCATAGAGCCATAGACACTTCCTGATGTCTCTGACAGGTAGGATGTTGGAACACCGAAGATACGGGACACATCCTGAATGGAATACTTTCTTGCGGCTTCAACTTCTGTTCCATTAGCGGAGGATTGAATCTTTTCGATTCGCATATTCTCCGCAAGGATCAGAGGTTTACCCGCATTCCTTGCTCCTGCGTGGTTCTTCACATAATCATTTATAATTGCCTGTCTCGCAGCAGCATTCAACTGATTGGGATGGATGAAGGCGAGTTTAGGATCGCCTGCACTTTCCAATCCCTTCAGGTATTGCTGCTCTGTTCCGAACCCAATCGTGAGTGCTACACGGCAGAGTTGGATGGGAGACGGACTCCACAATCCTTCAAGCAGAGATGCTTTGATGTGAAGGATGTCATTAGTAGATATATCACCGTAGGTGGAGGACTTGTAAATTGGCTCATTACCCGACACATCAAGGATGATATCACCGATGGGAAGGGGAACGAGTTCATATACAGAACCATCTCGTCTACGGTTGATTAGAGCAAAGGAATTACCGTATAGAAGAGCCTGTAGAGTCAGGGAGCGTCTGAAGTCATATCCGCTCTGAAAGCGATTAGGACGGTCGTATAGACGCTGTAGGTTGGGGTCATCGAACTCTGCGATGGTTCTACCAATATCGTTTGAGATAAGAGTAGTAGCACGATACACAGGTGTATTCTGTAGAGCCGAATAGGGTGCTACAAAAGGAATGGGTTCTCCACCCGCATAGAGGGTGTAGTCGTTGATGTAGGCAGGGTATGAATATCCCCACCAATTTCTTACTGTATCTGCTACTCTACTAATTATTCCCATTTAGTTGCTCCGCTTCTATTTCGTATATCGAAGCGGTCTTACCGCCCCATGAATGGACTGCCATGATTCCTGCTACTACAGGGTCTATGATGGCGTGTTCTCTTGGTTTTACTGGTCGAACATTACCGTTGATGTCTTGTTTGGCATGTGCTTCTGCACAGGCTCTACGCATTACTGGGTCATCTCCAAAGATCAGTTTCTTGCCATTCCACATATTAGTCCACAACTGACATCCTGGGGCAAAAGTGCTTATGCTCATTCGGTATGTTTGGAGGGGAACTCCATCGTTCATTAGGGTTTCAGCAAGATACTTTGACCCCCAAGCGTCATAGGCTACAACCCGAAGGTCGTAGTTATTGCGTGCTTCGTTGATCGCTACCCTGATCTGTTCGTAGTCGATCTCTCTACCAGCACTCAATTCCAGTTTGCCTTCCGCAGCCCATGTGCGGCATGGCATTCGATAATCCAATTCTCTTTGTGCCAATCCCTCTTTGGGAAACCAATATCGTCCCTTGATGTAAACGGAACCATCGTCAAGAGGGAATGCCATTACGAGTGCAGTCATGTCTCCTGTCTTGGAGAGGTCGAGTCCTGCAAAGCAAACACGACCGTGAAGGAAATCTTCATCTTTAGGCTGAACAAGTTCACTCCACCAACTCATATCCAACCATCCACCTGTGTTCTCATCGAAGCGTGAACCGTGATAACGGGAGAATTCACTTCGTCCCATAGGCGATTGCTTCATGGTATTCCATGATCGCTTTAGGGATAACATGTCAGGCTGTCCAAGATGAAGTCCTGGGTTTGCCTTTACCCATAGAGTTTCATCCTCTAATGGGTCTTCCTTATCAAGTCCGTATAGGAGGGCAAACACGGTGTCATCTGTAATCTCACCCGCAAGGACTCCCTCTGCTTGCTTCACCAACTCATAATAGTGGTTTTCAGGATTGGATCCTGGGGTTGTGATGATGACTCCTGTGGACTCTTTACGCTTTGCACCCGTGGTCAACAATTTAGTCAAGAAGCGACCTTTGAATTCGGCTGCTTCGTCTGCCACATACATGGATGGGTTTAGACCGTCCAAAGACCTCTCAAGGGCAGGGAGAGCAGTCATGGAGCAGTCAGCATCGTCTCTGTCTACGCTCTTGAATCGCCTTGTAATCCCGTGTGAGTCCTCGGGTAGACGACTGACCATCGTCTTTGCGGTGTCCAAAAGGATGCTTGCCTGCTGCTCGTTGTTGGCAATAATGTGGACTCTCTTGCCCATTCCATTCATAAAGTCCCATAAGGCGAGTCCTGCCATCAGGGTTGTCTTACCATTACCACGGGCAACTTGAAGAATATTTAGTTTGAATCTCTTACGACCATCCTCTTTTAGTTTCCAACAGACCATGTTTGCAACTGCATAAAGTTGCCAATCATGGAGTTGAAAGAGTTGGTCTGACCACTCTCCGATGAGTGATAATCTTTCAAAATGATTGTTGAGAGCATAAGCCTCATCCCAATCAAAGTAAATGTCCTCCCGTTCAAGGTCGTTTTGGAAGCGTCTTGCTGCTGCATAAAGCCATCTGTTAGCAAGTATCTTACCATCAAGAATCGAATCGTTATAGGAAAGTATGCGTCTTTTGACAGATTCTTTCAGATCCTCCTCGGTGGGAGTGGGGGTTTCATCCCCCGTGCTTGTTTTAGGCGAGTTTGTGGCGGACACCATGAACCCCCTCAAATTGAAATTCTACCCCCCTCCCCTCTGCCTCCGACCCACCGTTCAGACCGCTGGGAATATTAGAATTGAGGTGAGAGGTCGTGTGAAAAATGCTGTCGCCTTTGTGGCGGATACTACGATCCTCATTCAGA